TAAGATCAAACGGAACTGAAGATACTAACTTCCCAGAGCAATATGGCTCAGGTTACTTTTCAGCTTTAGAAATCAGCGCACCAGAAAGTGATTTTATTACCTTCACCGCTACTATCTTAGGCGATGGCGATATCACAACTACTAATCCTTATCCAGGCTATTAATGGAGGGAAACTTTAATTATACAATCGACGGCGTAGAGCGTAAATTCTTTTTTGGGAATTACGCTTTAGAGCAAACCCTATTAGAGTTCAATGTATCGGTTAGTGATATTGCGGATATCCTCGATACAAAGTTGTTGCCTTTTTTAAGGACTTTTATTTTTCATGCAGCAGCATATCCAATATTAGAACAAGGTGGTGAACCAGATTTCACACCTTTTGGAGTTCATAAATGGATAGATGCAACAGGCGGGCCAAACGGACCGTTTATGCTATCTGCTGCAAAGAAAATATATAAAGCATTAGGAGTTGGTGAATCAACGACAGATGCCGTACCGGAAAAAAAAAGCGAGAAATAATACAATGGGATGAAGTGTTAAAATTTGCTTACGGTGAATTAGGCTTAATGCCCAAAGAGTTCTACGCCCTGACTTGGCATCAATACTGCCTTAAATGTCAGGGCTTTTTTAATAAGGATAAGAAAGAGTGGGAGCGCATAGGTTGGGCAACATGGAACGCGATGCGAGTTCATGTAAGCAAAGGGATGCCAACTTATAAAAAGTTTATGTCTTTCCTTTACGAAAATGATGGCATAGACAAAACCGAACTTGAAGCGATGAAAGAGTTGATGAACAAGGCTACCGAAAAATACAAAAATGGAAGGACTTAAAATACCTATTGGCGCGCCAATTCAAGCACTCACTAAAGATTTAAACGCGGCTAAAGCGCAAGTAAAATCCTTTGTAGGTTATACTGATGCTGAGTTATTAAAGTCATCACAATCACAATATGGATCAGCTCGTAAAGTTATTCAAGTTAATCAGAAACTTGCCGAATCTGCCGCATTAGCTGCTAAAGCACAAAGAACGCAAGCTGCTGCGACTGCTGTTTCAGGCGACGCACTAACAAGTTTAGGAGTTGGATTGACTAAGACTTTATCAGGACTTAGAACATTAGCTTATATACTTCCTGGAATTGGTATAGCTGGTATATTCAATCTTGCGTTTGAAGCGTTAGGCCCACTTGTTTCAGGTTTAGGAATATTTAATAGAGAATTATCAGCAGCTGCTAAAGAATCAAGTATTTTAGGTCAATCTTTTTCAGGATCTGAATACTCAACAGCAATTAAAACAATTAATGAACTTAGTATAAATATTGATTTAGCAAAACAAGGTTTTTTAAATAAAAATGAAGTTTTAAAACAATACAATGAAACAATAGGTCAAACTACTGGGCAAGTAACAAGTTTGGATGAAGCTGAGTTAGCATTAGTAAAAAATGGCGATGCTTATATTAAAATGTCGCTATATAAAGCAGCTGCTCAAATTGCGTTGGGTGAGGCAGCAAAAAAAGCCGTAGAAGCTGAACAGGCAAGGTTAGACCAAGAAAAAAAGTTAACTAATATAAGATTTAATAAACCAGTTGGTTTAGGGCAAACACTAAGCGACGCTTTTTCTTTAGCTGGGTTAAAAGAAACATTTGCAGCAGCAGGAACAAAATTAGGTGGCGAAACACAATATGGAGTGTTTTTAAATGAAACAATTAAAAAAACAGATCTTGGCATAAAAAAAATTACTACGCAAGAAGATGAATTTAATAAAATAGCAGAAAATTATCAAAAAAAAGCTGCAGATATTGCAAAATCAAGTGGTTTTAATTTTGATCCAATAACACCTAAAGCAAAAAAAGATGTAAAAACAATAAAAGATATATACGCAGAGCTTGCACTTGATTTAGACAAGGCGAAAGCTGATTTAAACGTTAACAGTGTATGGGAACTTGGACAAAAACAAGTAGATATATATAATTCAGCTATTAAAAAGTTAATTGAATCTGGAATTAAACCAGCATCAAAAGAAATACAAGATTTAGCTGGAAAAGTAAGTAGTTTTATTAATGCTCCTGAATCTTTAAGCTTTGTTGATAATATAAAGTTTAAACAAAAGAAACAATTACCATCAGGAGAAGGAATTGTAAAGCCTGTTGAAGTTCCTGTTAAACCTGTACTTGATACAGGAGCAGCACACACCTCTGGTCAAATACTTAAGGATTATTATCAATTTGATTTACTGCCACAGATAGGTAGTTCATTTACGACTTTCTTTGACGATATATTAATGCATGGCGAATGGTCATTTAAAGCATTAGGACAAAGTATAACAAAAACTTTCGCAAGTGTTTTGGCTAATGAAGCTACAATAGGTGTGCTTTCATTATTACAAGCAAAGGGATCAGAAGCAGAAAAAAAGGATGGTGGGTTATTTAAAATACTTGGAAACATTTTAGGTTTAGGAAAAGGAGGTGGAGGTTCAGAAGGTCCATCGAAAAAAGGTGGTTTATTAGCTTCGATACTTCCAATAGCCGCAATAGCTGGAGGAACGATTTTGGCTGCTGGTGGAATATTTAAGAAAAAGAAAGTACCTACCCCTGCACCTTCAAGTAGTGTATCAACATCGGCAATAAATACAGGGGCAGTAGATATATCTGGCGGTCGCGTAGTGTTTGAAATTTCTGGTGTTAATCTTATAGGCGTATTAAACAGAGCAGGACAGAAATTAGCAAGATATAATGTATAATCTTAAATACTTTTTTAACTACTATGCTGACCGAGATACAAGGGTATTAAACGGCTCGTCTGATCTTTGGGACGTAGAGATATTGCAGTTGGATTTTGCAGATATGCCATCAGAAATTCAAGCTGCTGCATCGCCTGTTATAATTAATTATTCAAATACATCTGACAATAAATATGAAGCTTTTAGAGGCTCTGAGGCTACGCTTAATCTTATTGCCACTGACGATTTTGATTTAGAAGATTTATATACTGAAAACGAAATAGAGTTTGTTGTTAAAATCTACCGTAATAATTCGCTTGTATGGCAGGGTTACATTATTCCAGATAATTGCCAAGAAACGTTTTCTTTTGCTCCTTACGTAGTTTCTGTTAATTGCGTTGAAGGTTTAGGACTACTTAAAAACTATTCTTTTGTACAAGATGACGGCAATTTGTGGTTAGGGCGTTTTTCTTTTTTAGATGTTATTTATAAATGTCTTAACAGAGTTTCACCTCCAGATATGGAACTTTACACATCTGTAAATATTTACGAGGTATCAATGCTTCAGGGCAACTATTACGATCCGTTAAACCTGACCTTTGTTAATGCCGAACGATATGTAAAAGAAGACGGATTTACGCCGATGGATTGCCAAGAAGTATTACTTTCTGTATTGCAAGAATGGACTTCATGTATTATTGAATCAGAAGGGGCATGGTATATTTTTAGGAATAATGAAATTGCAGTTTCTGGCACTATTGCATTCCGTAAATACTTAGACGGTATGATGAGTTACGATAGCGGTGTAGTGACTAAGGATTTAGATGTTAAATTAGGTGGTGAAAGCGAGGGCGTAGTTTTAGCGCCTTTATTTCATATAAATGTTGATCAGCTTAAAATGATTGACCGTCCGTATAAAAACGCATCAATTAGCTACCGTTATGGTCTTGCTCAAACTTTAATTGGCAATCCGTCTTTAACATGGACGCCTGGTCCTTTTGGTGAAGAATTATTGTCATGGCTTTTAAGCGATCCAGGTTTAGTAATATCTTCAGATGCACTTGGCGGAACGCGAATAGATCAATTAAATTTAACCGCGCCGTATGCTTACATTTATAACGAAGACCCGGTAACAGCAAGTGAAGGTGATATATTAGTTGTTACAATTAATTATTACAATTTTTATGCAGACGGACCGAGAGCGATATTAGTATTGACAGACGGCATAGATACTTATTACGCAGATACATTTGGGCAATGGCAGACAATAGCTTATTACTTAGTTGCTCAATATACAACGCCTTTCTTTGAAGGCTCGTTTGTTAGACAACTCGATCCGCTACCTATAACCGGAGATTTAACGTTACAATTATTTCAAGGTACAGACGAATTTGTAACGCCGGGTGGCAGTCCTATTGCTATTACCTATAGGCGCGCTGATTTGTCACCTGTTGTAGATGCTGAAGATCCATTAGGTGAAATACACACAGCTACACAAGATAATTCATTTTCATTTGTACCTCAAACATTAAACGTATTTAACGGCGATGGTAATTCTGAGCAGTTTATCGGAGTGATGTATTTAGACGATGCCGATACGTTAACATCCTTATGGGTACGTAGAGGGTTATCTGAAAGTGTTTTAGCGCAACCATTTGCCGATGAAAAGCCATTTTTAAGAATTGCAGTAGAAGAAATAGTAAGGATGTATGCAAGTCCTTTTACAAAATTTGAAGGTTCTATATTTGGTTATTTTAATCCGCTAAGCAGATTTAGTATAAATTTGTTAGACGGTAAATTTGTACCACTATCTTTAACTTATGATACTCAGGCTAACATCTGTAAAGCGGTTTTAGCAACCGTATCAAATACAGAAATTGCACAAGAATATACATTGGCAGGCGATTACGGCGAAACCACTAAAGTGACAATAAAATGAATTTAGGATCGGCAATGCTTCTTTATATAAATGATATACCTGTTGGGTGTTTAACAAGCAACACGCTATCAGAGCAAATATCTTTTATTCAGACTTGTAAAACAACTGAGCAAGGCGGCAAAACTTCTTTAGGTCAGTTGTACGGCTATTCAATAGCGTTTGAATGTGTTATGGTTATCGACAACGGCTTAATGACCTACGATGACATAAAAACACTTGCAAGAAATAGAGAGCGATTTGATTGGGCTATGATAAATAGTGCTATAAATCAAGGCGATGCAGGGCAGGCGTTTATCGAAAATTTAGAAATAAACGCAAGTTCAGAAGATTTTGTTAAATTTACAGGAACATTGACTGGCTACGGTGCAATCGTAAACGATGCTTTGATCTATTATGTATGGAATCAATCACCGACAAGGCCAGTTGATGAAGCAGATAACTATGTATTCACAAACTAAAAAAAAACAACCTATGGAAAACGAACAAGCATTAGCAATCTTCAAAAACATTATTTCGGCTTCTTTACAAGCTGGCGTTTTTAAAAGCGTAGAAGATGTATCCGCAGTCTTAGCGGCATACGCACAAATCGAACAAAGTTTAAAACCTAAAAAAAATGCCGGTAGTTAATGGAATTTATTTAAAAGACTTCCCAACTTTAGGACGGTCGCCACTTTCAACAGATTTAATACCGATTGCATATTCGTCGGATAACGTCGCTTATAAAGCTACGCTTGCGCAGTTACTTGCATTAGGTTCTGTTGGCTTAACTATGCCATCGGCGTTTAGCGTGGCAAACAGTCCAGTGCAAGGGACAGGCACTTTAGCTGTAACGGCGGCAGGCGTAGCATCGCAATACATTAGAGGGGATGGCACGTTAGGTGACTTCCCGACAAATGGTGGCGGTGGCGCGTCTGTTTCGTATTATCTAAACGGATCGGTCAGTCAGGGTACAATAGGTGGCAATGCTTATAAAGAAATGAATAAGACGCCTGTTGTTGGGACGGGTACTGACTTCACTATTGCCGCTAACGGATATATCGCACAATTTATAACCGATCCTGGCGACCCTGCTACTTTACTAATTCCTGGCGGTAATTGGAATGTTGAAATGTACTTTAGTGCTTCATCAGCTGGAGGTTCACCTTCATTTTATGTCGAACTTTATAAATACGATGGCACTACATTTACTTTATTAGGCAGCAGCTCAGCAACGCCAGAGGGTATCACAAACGGTACGGCGATAGATATTTATTATACTTCGTTAGCCGTTCCCGAAACAGTGCTAACATTAACAGATAGGTTAGCTATTCGCGTTTATGTAACACCTTCAGGACGTACAATTACGTTGCACACTGAGGACAATCATTTAAGCGAGATCGTAACAACTTTTTCTAACGGTTTAACGGCTTTAAACGGATTAACAAAACAAACACAATATTTTGCAGTAGGCACAACAGGTACTGACTTTGCTATCTCAAGTTCTGTTGATACGCATACGTTTAACATTCCAAGCGCAAGTGCAACCGCAAGAGGGTTAATAACCACAGGCGCGCAAACGATAGCAGGGGCTAAGACGTTGACAGGAGATTTAATTGGCACAAATATAGCAGTAACAGGTGGACTAACTACCACCGATTTAAGGTATTTAGGTTCGGGTATCGTAACATTTGACGTAAATAATACAGGTGCACAAAACTTTACTATTAGAAATGGAGCATCAACAACCTTATTTACGTTAAGTAATAGTGGTCAACTTACTTTAACATCTACAATTACCAACGGAACATATACCTATACGCTACCAAGTGCCACAGGAACTTTAGCTTTAGTAGGTGGAGCAGGTGTAGGAACTGTCACAAGCGTTGCTGCTATAACTTTAGGCACGACAGGTACTGATTTATCATCAACAGTTGCGACAGGCACTACAACGCCTGTAATTACCTTACAAGTGCCAACAGCATCAGCTTCTAATCGTGGTGCTTTATCAAGTACAGATTGGACTACGTTTAATAGCAAACAGAATACGATAACATTAACTACAACAGGTACTTCAGGTGCAGCTACATTTGTAGCAAATACTTTAAACATTCCTAATTATGCAGATGGTGGAGTTTTATCATTATCAGCTATTGGAGCAACAGCTAATGCTAATGGTGCAACTATAACAGGAACGGTTTTAAACCTACAACCTGCATCAGCAAGTTTTGGAGGTGTGGTTACAACTGGAACGCAAAGTTTTGCAGGTGCAAAGACATTAACAGCAGCGTTAGCTGGGACAAGTGCAGTTTTTTCAAGTACAGTACAAGCGTCAGCATATTATTTAACCGGTATGACTGCTGGTAACGGAGCTTTATATTGGA